GAGACTGTAAAATTATCTGCTGTACCTGTAGTATCTTGGTTAAGAGTACCTACTGTGAAGTCTAATGTATTATCTGCATCTTCATATGCTACTGTGATGCCGCTTTCTGTATTTGAGCTAACCATAGCTCCTACAGTGTCTGCAATGGTTTCTGCTAGTGTTACACCACCAATAGTAATAGCATCAGCTTCTAGAGTACCATCAATGTCTGCATCACCACTAATATCCAGTGTAGCTGCATCTAGCTCACCAGTAATCGTAAAGTTCCTAACGCCTGTATAATCCTTGTTAGAATCCAATATAACGGCTTTAGAGGCTATTGCAGTACCTACTGCTGTACTACCAAGGTCTAGAGCATTAATCTCTCCTACGACCACTGTAGCTCCATCTAGGATGTTTAGCTCTGCTGTTGTACTAGTGACACCATCAAGTATGTTTAGTTCTGCTGTTGTAGATGTTACGCCATCTAGTATATTTAATTCCGCTGCTGTAGAAGTTACTCCGTCTAATATATTAAGTTCTGCTGCGGTACTGGTGACACCATCTAAAATATTTAATTCTGCTGCGGTGCTTGTTACACCATCCATGATATTAAGTTCAGCGGCAGTAGCAGAAATAGCTGTACCATTAAAGTTAATACCATCTAGGTATGCAATACCGTCTACATACAGATCCTTCCATTCTTGTGAAGAGCTTCCTAAGTCATAGGAATTATCTGTATTAGGAATAATGTTTGAGTTTACGTCTGCTCCAAAGACTACGTTATCTGAAGCTGCATCACCCATAGTAATCGTACCACCGTTAAAGGTAGTAGTACCTGTGACTGTTAAGTTACCACCTACAGCAGCATTACCTGTTACTGTTAGGTTATCAGCTACTGTAGTCTCTGAAGTTGTATGGCCTATAGTGACTGCTATGCCACTAGTTTCTGTAGCAACCTTTAATGCACCTGTAGCATTTGTTATATAAGAGTTAGTGCCATCATGATAAAGCTGTAAGTCATCACCAGTACCTAGTTTAATATTAGCACTATCAGGCATATCTATGTGAGTAGAAGGACTTATAACTCCTGTTACAGCAAGAGTACTTGCCATGTCTACTGCACCATCTATATCTACTGCATCTAGGTTAGTAGTTCCGTCAATGTCTATGTCACCTGAAATATCTAAAGAAGTTCCTGTAAGGACTCCTGTGACTCCTAGCGTACCTGCAATAGTTGCATTTGCATCTACATCAAGTGTATCTACGTGTGCAGTACCATCTATGAAAAGATCTTTAAATTCTAATGAGCTTGTACCTAGATCAATATCATTATCTGTTACAGGTACGATAGCTCCATCTTGTATTCTTATTTGCTCTACTGCGCTACTAGAAACTTCTACAAAGAAACCCCAACGATTGTTAGTGCTATCAACTACAATTTTATTAAGAAAATCTAAGTCACCAATAGTGTGTACATTACCGCCATGTCCAGCAGTACCATCGTGTCTGTGTCCTGTACTTGATGCACTAGAAGAAGAATAAGTAAACGCATTTTCAAGTTGGTTGTATTCATCATTAAACAACGCTGCGGTAATAGTATCTCCATCTACAAACGTACTTTGTCTAGTATAGCTTTGAGCCATTTATTATCTCCTTCCTGACGGTCTATAATCTGCGTATATACCATTAACTGCATAAGATGCATTAGTATCAATACTAAATATTCTAAAGTTACAAGTATCTCCACTTCCTTGAACTGCTTGTCTTACTAGTGGATCATTTGAAGATCCAAATACTACTGCATTAAATTTTGATGTTCCAAACTCAGATGGTGCTTGAATCTGAGTTAATGTATAATCTGGAGGTTGAGGTATATTAGTATCACCATAGTTATATTTTAATCTTAACGTAGGCTGACATACACCTTCTGGAGTAAAAGAAATTTTAGTATAATTAATTGTCTTTCTAGTTCCAGCATCTCCAAAATCTAAAAATGGTGTTTCATATAAAGCACTAATATTAGTAGCTGTACCTGCTATTTCAAATGAATTACCATCATCATGATTATAAATATATCCATCTTTATCTCCATGAAAAGATTTTTCCAATCCATCTTTATCTAATCCAGAAGAAAAAGCATGAGCTTGTATACCTTCAGTTTCTGACCATTCAAATCCATTAGGTGTAATAGTTCCAATAATTCCTTTAGAAGCTAATACTGTATCAGTAGCTGTAGCATAAAATAAACGATATTGTGATTTACTTCTTAATACTGCACTTGTTATAATAAAGTCATCAATATTAGCAGCTATCTTACCTACAATAGATTGTATAGCTCTACTAACAGAACCAAGCTCAACGTCACCAATCCTTGTCGTACCAGCAATAGTTCTTAATCCATCAGGGCTTAGAAATACCAAGTCACCTGCAATTTCCTGAATAGATGCTCCATCCATACAGCCTACGTTTTTAGTAATAGGTACAATAGTAATAGTTGACGAGTTATTTATATTTTGTAGTTTATAAATTGAGTTAGTACAAAATATAATTAAATCTTCACGGAAACTTTTAAGACCTACTACTTTATCATCTAATACTATACTACCTGATCCAGTACTTGTAAAGTCATCTATATCATTTGTTCCACTATAATATATTGTATTAGGTGAAGTAGCTGCTCCTGCTACTACTAAGTGTTTATCATGTATTACACAATACTTAGGATACTCTGTTCCACTTACTGTTATTTCTTTTGCATAAAAAGTTCTGGTATTTATATTATCTCCTGTACCTGTCATCTTAAAGTACATGGGCTTGACACCAGATCCTCTATCTGTTATAATTACTTCACCATAATCAGATGTACCTTCATAAATAGCAAAAGAAGCTTGACCTTGTGAAGTTCTAGCTGCTGCTGATCGTCCAGTAAATGTGCTGTAATTATCTCCTGATGCAGATACACTAGCTCTATTTATTTGTAGCCAGCTAGTACCATCCTGACTAAAGTATACATTAGTTCCTGAACAGCATATTACACCATCTGCATAAACTTGTAAACCTAAAGGTCTGTTAGTGCTATTAGGTCTAGCAGCAGAGTCACCTCCAAATGAACTATATCCATTAATACGCCTATATCCACCATCAGGGTCTACTTCAAAGTTAGATAGTGCTACTGCAAATCCGGGTTGTCCTAATAATTCTAATTGATTTAGATTTGTATTAAGTCCACCTTTACATGATATACCAAAAGGTTGAGACATTAAATAAACCTCATACGATCATCTTTAATAGTAGTAGGTGTAGGCTCCATTAAATTAAGTTTCATTAGACGTAAACCTCTTTTGTAATCTTCTAATGCAAATGCTGAAGATTGAGGATTTTCTTTAAACTGATGTAGATAATATCTAGCTCTTGCCATTAGTACAGAATTATAAATATTAGGAAATACTGTAGTATCTCCATGTGCTGATAATTCAGTAGGTAAGTCATAAGCATAAAACCAAATACGATATACTTTATCAGGAATAGGACTTAATGCAAACTTACGTCCATCAGGACTTCGTGTTACTCTAGCAGGTGTACCACCATTAGCATCTTCTGCATCGTCTTTGTTTTCACTAACACGAAAGTAATCTTTCCAAGCTTCTGTAGTTACAAATCCTAAATTTCTAATTGTGTAAGGGGCAGACTCTCCACTAACCCCTACAGTTGTTAAAAGAAAATTATCCCAATCTATATAACCATAGTCATTTACAAGACTAGAACTAGATGCTTTGAGCTCGTACCAGCGTTGATTAGCTACAGTTTCTACATAAACATTACCGTACATAGGATCTGTAGCCCCACTTTCAGCCGTAGCTAGAAAAGGCCATTGAGGTTCTTCGTTAACTATATCAAGATAACCTCTATTGATAGAATCTTTTGCATGTTGCTGAATACCTACAGCAGATCCAAAGTTAGAAGCAGTTAGTTCTACTTCGTTCATTTCACGCAATAGTTCGTTTGTTAGATTAAGAAATGTAGCCATTACTTTTTATGAACCTTTTGTACGTCAAAATTAGCAGTAAGACTTGCACCTTTATGAGGCTTAAACTTACCAGTGTGCTTCATTAGCTTGTAACCA